GTATTTTCTGAAGAAGTATTAACCCAAGATGCTTCATCTCTCCACTGTTGCCATGCTGAAGATAATCCCCAGTTAGAAAGATTTAATAAGTTTTGAGCATTAGCTTGATTAGCAGCATTTACTGCAGTTGTATTAGCTGTATTAACTGCTCTTCTCCAGACAACATTTGATTGGTCAATTGTTCTTTGATTTGCTACATTAAATTGTTGTCTTTGATTCTCTAGTGTTGCATTAAATTGTTTTACTGTTGCTTCTCTTTTAGCATTAGCTTCATTAACTGCAATAGTATTTTGTGCATTCAATGCATTAATTTTACTTTGTTCTGCTTCTGCAAATTTTTTCATAGCATCTACTCTAGCAGCATTTTGATCTGCAACTGTTGTAGCTAGTTTACTATAAAATTGATTTACTTGATTCTGACTTGTAGCATTAAACTGAAATGCAGCATTAGCTGCAGCCTGGTCAGATAATAAAAAATTCTGTCTTGTATTTATATTTTGTAGATTAGCTTGTTGTCTATTAGACAAGTTAGCCATATCCATTTTAAGATATGCTTGTGCATTTGTAATAGCTGCCTGTTGATTATTAGACAGGTTTTGGAATATCATCTGCTTGTATGTAGCAGCATCTTGTGCAGCTATAGGTATAGCAGAGTTCATGATACCTTCAGCTAATGCTTCAGCTGCCATTGAACTAGCACTTAATCCTCTATTAGCCATTGCAGCTTCAGTAGCTTTTGCAGCACCTCTAGCCCATACTGGTAGGGGATTACCAGATGCTAATGCTGTTTCTACTTCTTGCTGTAATCCAGCTAACTGACCTTTAACTGTAGCATCAGATGTAATCGTACCTTGAGCTGCAGTCATAGGAGCTGATACAGTTCCTTGTGCAGCAGTCATTGTAGGAGTTTGTCCAGCTACTGTTGCAGCTGTCATCTGTGCAGCACTTGCAGCTGTCGGTGCAGCTACTTGTGTTCCTGCCATAGTTCCTGGTGCAGCTATAGTTGGTGCAGCAGTAGTAGTAGGTGCAGTAAATCCTAACGTACCAGATACACCTGGAGTAGCTAATAATTCTTGTGATGCTACATTCTGTAACTGTGGTGATATAGTTGTACCCGTAGGTAAACTAGGTTTTGTAATTAAACTATCAATTAACGATACAGCTTTTTGACTGCCCGTTTGTTCTGTCTGAGCAGGTGCTATTGCACCTTTCTGTAATGCTACTGTATCTTCTGTTGTCGCCATTATCTCCCCTGTCGATTATACTTTTTGAAGCTACGCTTCTCTTGTTTGTTTTTATTTTTTTTATGAATCCTAGGACGCTTTTTAGGTTTTGGTCTTGGTACAAAATCTTTAAACTTTCTAGCCATTATTTATTTTAAAACCTTTATACCATGCTGGTAAACCTATGAAAGGTCTTTTATCAAATTGATTTTCTTTTGCAGTTTTTGATTTTGCTTTATTGTAATGCAAAAATACTTGACCACAATCTTTACCTTTAAATTCTTCTCGCCAATGTTCTAAATCACATCCAGAATATACTAACATATCACCTGGTTCTAAATTTACTTTGATACCAGCTTGTCCTGTTTTACCAGTTGGGTCTAAGTATATTGGCCAAGGGTCACCCCCAAGATTTAAAGTTGTAGATATTTCACAAGAGTATCTATCTTTATGTCTTGCTAATACATCTCCCTTTTTATATATTCTAGCATAAGAATATGTTTCACTTAATTTTAATTTTGTTTGTTTTTCCATTACAGGTTTTACTTCTTGCAGTAAAGTTTCCATTGCAATGTCACTATAATGTGAATAAGTATTTGGTACTTGCTCATCATTCCATATTCCAAAGTATTCTGTATATGGTGATATATATCTTTGATCAAATAAAAATCTTGCTACATTTCTTTTGTTACAAAAATATTTATAAACAAAGTCTGCTAATTCTTTTGATATTGCTTTTTTAATTACTGTATATTTATTTTTTTGAAACGACATTTTTAATAATATTTTTCCCCTTTAATTTTTTATTTGACTGTATAAAATTTTTAATATAGTCTGGTTTATTCTTTACAGTATTAGTTTCGAGGGTAGCTTGTATTACAGCTTTTTTCATATTATCATTAGGCTTTGACATTTAAAACACTATTAGGTATTGCCTGACAGTTCCAATGTATAAATCTAAATGGTTCATATCCCATGTCTACAATATATTGATGTGGCATGTATGAAGGAAAGAACATAGTTTTTCCTGGTTGAACTTTATAATTAATTTGTGATGATGCATATGTTACTTTTGTTTTATCTGCTTCTGGTAAAAGATTCATAACATTACCTGGTCTTGGATCTTCAAACAATGGCATTGATGTAGCTTCACTTGCTTTTAAAAAATAAAAACCAGAGATGTGACCATTCCAATGTGTATGTAATGTATGATGTCCTCCACCTCTTTTAGCAAACTCTTGCACCCACATTTCTGTAATAAATACTGTATAATTTGTTAAATCAAATCCCATTTCAACTAACAAATTATGTGCTGTTGCACCTATATAATCTTGTAACTTTTTAAACTTAGGATCACCTATTAACGATGTTGAGTGAAACACATGACCCATGTCTCCTTTGTTTCCAAACTTTTTATTTCTTTTATCTATTGCTTCTTTTAAATTTTTTTTAGACTCTTCAATATATTTATCAGATGCATTATTTAATTCATTTACAAATCCTGGTTCATCACCATACCATATTGGACAACTAAATAAATCTTCTCTGTTTAATTGTTTTGGAAACTGTAATTCTGTTTTTAACTTTTTAGTTTTTTTCTTTTTCATACTCTCCCTATCTAAATGGCCAACCAAGATTCCATATAACTAAACTATGTCTTGAGCCTTTTTTTACTGGACACACTCGATGCCATACAAACGAGGGGAATACTACTAAACTTCCTTTAGGTAATATCTCTTTACACTTTACAGGTTTTCTAGGTTTATCAGGATCTAGATTTCTAAAATCAAATTCTAATTCACCACCTTTATATTCTTTTGGATCTGATAATGTAACTGTTACAGATAACTTTCTAATTTTACCATGTGATGGATCATTAGCAGTTTCTCTAATGTAAGGTTGATCCCAACTATCACAATGCCAATCATAAAATTGATCTTTAGTATATTTTGTGAATTGACAAGATTCAGAGAAATCCCATTCAAAATTCCAACCTGCACTTCTATTTGCTTGATGAACATATGGTTGTATCTCTTTATAAATCCACCTATCATTCATCCAAACAATATCTGAATTTCTTTTCTTTTTTAAATTTTTAACTTGATTTTTATTTAATGGCCTATTACCATAACCTCCAGTAACTGCCATTTGATCTTGTAATGATTTTCCATATCGCACAATATCATCACATACTCTTTCTGGTATTGCACTTTGGAAATACCAATAATAATTTGTTAAATTCATATCCCTTATATTATACTATTACTATTTAAAATTGTCAAGGGGTATATTATTTACTAATTGTTAATGTTCCTGATGCTGTAAATTTTGCTATCTTATCTCCACCTGGATTAGTTGATGCTGTAAATGCACAACAAGGACTACCTGTAAATGTAACTGCACTTGGGCCTCTAACGACTACAATACCTGATCCACCATTTGATCCTGTAGTTCCCTCTGTTCCAGATCCACCACCACCTGTATTTGCTGCACCTGCACAGCCAAAATCACCACCTCCTCCAGCACCTCCTGGACTTGGTCGTGCTGGCCCTGATACTCCTCCAGATCCACCTCCTGCATAACTAGAGTTAGGTCCTAAAATTGTATTTGGTGCTCCTGCTCCACCTACTGCAGAAGTTCCAGGACTAGAACTAGCATTACCTCCAGCGGCAGTTGCACCACCACCTCCACCACCTGAGTATGGTCCTGAAAATATATTTGATCCTCCAGGATTTCCTTGAGATGGACTTACTGGTGGTGTATTACCAGCTCCTCCTGGTTGAACATTTCCTGATCCTGTTCCTGCTCCACCCCCAGAACCTCCAGCTTGTCCTATACCTGGGTTAGTACCAGCACCTCCACCTCCACCACCTGCTGATGTAATTGTTGTGGGAAAAGCTATTGATGAAGTTCCTCCAGATGCTCCAGCAGCACAAACTCCACCAGCACCTCCACCACCAACAGTAATTGTATAAGTTCCTGTTGTTAATCCAGATACCGCAGAACCTCTAAGTGGACTTGGTCCATAACCAGTAGCTCTATAACCTCCAGCACCTCCACCACCAGAACGTGGTGCTCCACCACCTCCTGCTCCACCTCCAACTATTAAATAATCTAGATCAACTCCTAAAACTACACTTCCATCTGGAAAAGTTGAGGCTGGATTTGTTTTTTCTCTAAATATTGTTTTTAAATTCCATACACCACTTGCTTTGTTTAATTCTTTTACTATTACTATTCCTGATCCACCAGCTTTACCTGCAAAAGTTCCCGCAAAATTACTAGAAGAAGTTCCAGCGCCTCCACCTCCACCACCAGTGTTAGTTGTTCCTGCTACAGAGTTTGGAGAAGAACCTCCTTCATTATCACCTCCATTAGCACCTTTACCTCCACCACCAGCACCACCAGAAGCTCCAGTAACACCAGGATTGTTATAACCTGCAGTAGCACCACCACCTCCTGCAAAAACTCCACAAACACCACTACCTGTTCCATAATCTGGACTTACATCTAAACCTGCACCTCCAACACCTGGACCACAGTTTCCACCAGCGCCACCAGCAGCAGAAGCTCCACCACCTCCTCCACCAAATTTTACTCCACCAGGAGAACCTGGCATATTACCACCATCATTTCCTTGACCATCTGTTCCACAACCTTTTGTTCTTGCTGCTCCTGGACCTGCTCCAGCTCCACCGCCTGAACCCCCTGATCCTGCAGTAGCAGAGTTTGCATCACAAGCTCCACCGCCACCGCCACCAGCAGATGAAAGAGTTGTTATTCCAGCAAAACTAGATGTTGATCCTTGTGTTCCAAGATTTGCACCTGGCACAGTTCCTCCTGCACCACCTCCACCAACAGTTGCAGTGTAGGCTGTATTTCCTAAAACTGGTACTTCTTGACTTTGTAAACCTCCAGCGCCACCTCCACCACCAGCTCTTGAACCACCTCCTCCACCACC